TCTCTTTTTGCTTTATTTTCTTCTGTCATTAGTTTAACAGGTAAAACAGTTAAATCACTATCCATATATACTACCTTCTTATTTTTAATTTAAATCTCCTCGCAAATAATTTTATATTATTGGAGAGATTAGTGGTTTCACCCCACAAAATATATCTAGATAATGAGCCCGCACTTTTATAATCTCTCCAATTTTCTCCTTTATGTCTATCTAAATATCTCTTTCTTCTCGCCTTATCTTTACTCTTAATATAATCAGTATACCCACTTGCACCAAAATGAGTTGTCTTAAATGGACGCTTCATATTGGGTTCATAAAATTGAGCCATCAGTTTCTTCTTTGGATTTGTACTTTTAGATATTTTTACTTCAATAGGCATTTATATATGGAGAGATTATTTACCAATTGAATGCATTTGCATAGGGATTAGTAGGCTTCTGAATAATATTAATTGCAGGTGCAGGTGGAATGACAGTAACTTGGATGGAGTGGCTACCTGTAGTAGTCAGAGTGCTAGTTGGGCTAGCAACATTTATATATATATTAGTAAAGATTTATAAATTAGCTAAGAGCTAATGGATTTTTTACAGATTTTAGAACAGTATGGAATACCCATCTGTGTTGCAGTAGCATTTGGATTCTTTATCTGGAAACAAAACAAGTTCATACAAGATGAGCTTATGGAAGAACTAGATGAAAGATTTAAGAGATTGGAAGCAATAGTAATAAAGCTAATAGACCAACAAAAGAAAATGCAGATTGAACAGAAGGGTATAGAGAAAAGCTACAAGTCATTAGTAGATATTATATCAAGGCTGATGAGGTCTAGCAGTAAGAATCTTCGAGATAAGTTTATGAAGATACTGAAAGATGATTAATAGAAAACTTGAAATAAAACTACAGGCTTTAGAAGTAAGGATAAATGCTCAAACCTTACATATTAGAAGATGCAAGAACGAGATAGCAAGTTTACGAGCAAAAGTACAAAGATTACAAAAGGAGAATGATAATGAAATATCTTAAAATAGTATCACAGGTAATATGGAAAGCATTAATCACATTACTTCCAGTAGGATGGAAAAAACAACTTATAATGGCAGTTTTGGATTGGGCTGTAAAATCAACCAAGACTAAAGTAGACGATAAATTATTTAACGCAATCAAAAGCAAACTCTAGTGAGCAAAGAAGTAAAAATACAAGGTAAGCTAGATAAGCATCTTAAGCCATTACAGATTGATGGAAAATCTTTACCTATCGAGGTAGCTGAAGATGACATTAGAATTAATCAATCTCTGAAAGTTCAAGGTGATATTGAAACTACAGGTAGTCTTAATATACAAGGTAATTCTATAAATTTTGAAAACAATACTAGAATATTTTGCTTTGATACAGAAGGTAGATTGGACTTAAGTGCTACAGATGTTGGAATAGTGAACTCAGATAGTGATTCACAACTATTTATAGTAACACCTAATGAAAATGCACCACAGCTTACATTTATGAGATTAGCAGCAGCTAATACAACGATTGGTACAGATATAAATGGTAATCTTTTAATTAGTAATGGCGTGGATTTATCGTCAGAGAAATGGTCTATAAATTCATCAAGTGGCAACATAAAGCAAGAAGGCACACTTAAAATAAAAGAAGGTGCTTCTGCCGATTCTGATACAGCAGCTTATGGTCAGCTCTGGGTAAAGAGTGATACACCTAATAACTTATATTTTACAAATGATGCAGGTAATGATGTGCAGATAACTAATGGTGCATCTTTAGCAGGTGGTAGTTCAGGATTAAATCCTATAATAGCAAGTATGATTTTTGGGTAAGGAGAATAGATGTCAGCACCAAATTTAACTAGTATATCGACAATAACAGCAAAGTCTTCTGTTGTTGCTCTGACAACAGGTGGTGTTACTGTCTTGCAGAATGCAGCATCTTCAAACAAAGTATTTAAAGTATCTAGTCTTATTGTGTCAAATATAGATGGCTCTAGTGCAGCAGATTTAACTTTACAAATATCTAAAGCAGGTGGCTCTGCAACAAGTATATTTAGTACAGTTAGTGTGCCTGCTGATTCAGTTTTAGTAGCATTAGATAAAAATACTACGATTTATTTAGAAGAAAATGATACACTAACAGGTACAGCTAGTGCTAATAGTGATTTAGTGGCTTTTATAAGTTATGAGGAAATAAGCTAATGTCAAGATATATTGGAGGAATAATACACCCTACAGCCAGATATAGAACACAAACTAGCACACAATCTAGAGGTGTATGGGATATGAAAGAGCAATATCATCATAAAGCTAATAATAATTGGGATACACCTGTATCTATTTTTCCTGATAATGCAGGTAGAAGAGTGCCTGTAACATTAATTACTGTTGCAGCAGGAAGTGCTGATAATACAGATGCCTATAGTGTTCATCAAGAAGAATTTGATACAGCAGCAGCATCATCAAATACAGGTAGATTATATTTTGCAATTAAGACAACTGCTAGCACACCTTTTTTAAATGATTTTTGCATAGCAGGTGTACAAATAACAAGTAATGATTTTACTACATTAGACCATGAATTTTATTTCCAAAATTTATCAGATTATACCTCTTGGGAAAGAGCAACAGTTACAGGACTAAATACAACAAGTGCAGGTTTTGAAAACTATACAGACATTATAGCAGCACCTAGTCAGAGTTTTGTAGCTAATACAAATGGTACAGCAAATGCTAGAATATCAAGAGCATCAGGCACAGGCTCAAGTGGTACAGGAGCAGCAGATGGCATTGTTCTTATAGGACTACCATTAGCAGCTGAAACTACAACAATTCCACAATCATCAGGTACATTTTTTATGTATACAGAAGCATCAGGAACTCAAAATAATATGCGAAATAAATGGTTTTGGACTAGAAGTCCACAAATAACATTAGATGGTAATGATGACAAAGACTTATCAATTATATATCATGCAGCTTCTCCTGCAACTACAGGTATGGAAGATTCAGCAGATGAGCCTTTGTTCAGATGGTGGTGGGCAACATGATTGCAGTAAAAGACATAACAACATCTTCATCAACAGTTGATGGTAATGAAAAGATAAGTATTGATTTTACAAATTTATCTAGTGTAAGTATAGGAGATACATTTAGTTTGAGTGCTTTTGGTAATGAATTAGAAACAAGTTCAATAGGTTCAAGCACAACAGAATTATGGATCGATTGGGTTGCAGCCAATTATAATGTAAAAGCTAATAATAGCACAGCAACTAGAAATAATAAAGTATTAGAAATTTTAGCAAGTGATTCATCTGAATCTAATTTAGTAATAGATACAGGTAATACAGGAGAATAAATGGCATTAACAAACAAAACAATAGCTAGTTCTTATGGAGATATACTTCAAGTAGATAACAATGGAAGTGGAAGAACAGCCAATGGTACTAATATAAAAGATGGCTTGGGTAATGCAACTTCGCTTACATTAGGAAGCCACAAAACACATATTAAACCTAAAATTAATAAAACAGATACTTTTTTAGTAGAAAATGCAGCAGGAACAGATTTACTAAAAGTAGACACTACAAATACTTCTGTTTTAGCAGGAACAACACAAAGTTATGTAAATACTCATGTGCATAATTTTATAATTAGACAGCATGAATGTGTTGATGGACAACATACTGCTTTAGCATCCGACCTTTTTGGTGGTGCAACTATTGGTGCAATATCGTTTGGAACAGGTACAGACCCAGCATCATCACTTACTTTAAGTGGTACTGAAGATGAAACTGCCGATGCTCATGCTTGTTATTGGTATGTTCCAGTAGCAATAGTTATAGATGAAGTAAGAGTAATCGCAACAGGTGATGCAGGTAATATTGATTTTCACCTTTTTAGTTATGATATGGCGACTGGAACAGGTTCTGATGCAGGAGATTTATCAAATGGATTACTTCTAGCACATTCAGGAAGCGTTATGCCTATAAATAGCGAAAGAATATTAACAAATACATTAACAGTAGATTCTGCAAGTGTAGCAGCCGATAAGGTTGTAATTGCCACTTTAGAAAGAATCGGTTCTGCAACAACAACAACAGCAAAAATGTTGGTAAAATATCATTATCAGTAAGGAGATAAAATGGCACAGTATACAAAAGAAATTAAATTAACAACACCTAATAGTGAGTTTTTAAAAACAATTACAGGTAACTATGAAGTAATATTTGATAAGATTATGAGAGTAGATAATACAAATAGACCTATTCAACTTATACAATATGGAGATGCAGCTGGACTCGATAAACAACAGTTCCCTAAAGCTATCCTAGTAGAAAATACAGGCAATGTTGCTTGTGAAGTTGGTGTTGAAATTATTGAATTTACTGTTGATAATGCTACTGATTCAGCAGATACATTATCAGATGAAAGTCATTTTGTAAGGTTTCTTGTTCCTGCTAAAGAATGTATATATCTTGCTAATAGCAGAATGTTAGGTGCTACTGATAATTTTGGTTGTGGTTTAGGTGTAGAGATTGATAATGCAGTTCCTGATTCAAATGAGTATGTAGATAGTGGTGCAAATGTAGACCATGCTACTTCAGCAACCATTGGCTCTGATGCGACACATACTACTCTTAACCTTGAAGATGGACATAGTAAATTTTTCAAAGTAGGGGATTTGATAAGATTAGAAGATGAAATTTGTAGAGTTACAGCAGTAGGCACAGGTACAGATTTAGCTAATAGCACATTGACAATAGAAAGAGGTTTGTTTGGCTCAATAGCATCAACTCATGCAGATGGTATCGCAGTTAGATTGCCATTTTTTAATATGCACCATGACTTTGATGATACATCTTATAATGGTGGTGGTAATGGTAGTGCTACAGTAGTTAAGACTAATGGAAGTGGTAGATTTAAGTCTATGAACTTTTTTGGAAATGCAA